GCAAACACCTTCTGGCGCTGCGAGTAGTTCAGGTTGTCGAAGAAGAAATTAAGGTTCAGGTTGTTCTCAACCTCGCGCACGACGCCGTTGAACGTCAGGAAGCGGTCGGTGCCGATCCAGTAGAAGATGCCGTCATACTCGATGACGCTGTTGGCCGACAGGATTGACGACTGCGAGCTGATAGTGTCGAATTGGAATACTGGCGTGCCGCCGATGTACGTGCCGCGTATGAGGCTGTCGGCCGACCAGAACAGACCCGACGGGCTGTTGCCGGGGCCGCCGCGCAGTGGCATGGCCTTGACAATCTTTTGGCCTGTGATGAATGCGTTGCCCGAACCAGAGCCTGTAAAATCGTCTGGCGAGTTCGGCACGGACCACGCCGCGTAGCCGTCATTGCCGAATGCGAAGGTGTAAGGCGGAAGCGACACAACGCCGCCAGTGGCGCTGAAGTTGGCGGGCACTGTGGTGACTTGCGTCAGGACTGCGGTGCCGAGGAGGTCGCCGACGAAGACTGCGCCGCCGTCGCTGTTGCAGATGCAGTTGAGGTTCGGCGCGACTTGCGCGACGATCTGGTTGCCGTTCGTCGTGTCATAGGCCGTGGCGAACTGCCACATGTTGGCGGCGTCTACGGTGAAGCCCGACGATGGCGTGCGGTTGGTAATGACACTCGTGTTGTTCGTGCTGTCGATGTAGAAGCGCTCCACACGGCTGGCCGACCCAGCGTGGACGTATGTAAGCAAGTCCTGCGTGTACTCGTGCAGCGCACGCGGCAGGCCACGAAGGAACTTGTTGATTGAGCGGTAGCCGCCGATCTTACGCGGCAGGCCACGCTGGAAGCGCACCCACTGCCCGTCGACATACTGGTCGCCCTCAAACTTCGTCCCGTCGCGCTTGATGCCGGGCTTTGATTGTATCTGGACAATCTGTTCGGGCATTAGAACGTGCCGCCGTTAACATTCCCAGACTGTGCTGGGCCTAAAGCTGTCCATACGGTTGCCGTTGTGGGGGCGGTGAAAATGGAAATACCAAGAGACGTGCCGCTGAGGTTGATAAGCGCGGCACCGGCCGTTGTCGCACCCGTGCCGCCGTCGGCGACGGCGATTGGCGTTGCGATGCCGCCCGTCTCGGCGTCCACGACTTCGGAGCCGTTACTGTACAGGATGGCGCGGCTGCCGCGAGCGACCAACACGCCCGGCGTCTGGGCACTGGTCCTGACGCGCAGGGTGAAAGAGCCGCCCGTTGTGTTGTTGTACACCCAGTATTGCTGCACCGTATTCGGCACGATAATCTCGACGTTACCCGCCAGCGCGCCAGTGAACTCATAGGCGATGCGGTTAAGTTCGGAGCCAGCCAGCGTGTAGTTGCCGCTCAGGCCGCCTAAATTGACTGAGGTGTAGTCGAAGGCGAAGACCGCGCTCTGGCCGAGGCCGAGAGTGAACCAGTTCGAGCCGTCTGTAATCAGCGTCGCGCTGTCGCCCGGTTGCAGGACGAGTGAGGCACCACCGTTGATGGTTTCGGCACCCTGCGGCGTGACAGTGACGTCACCACTGCCGCCGTTACGTATCGCGACGAAGTAGTCGTTTGCTGCCGTCACCGCCGAGAGCAATGTGAAGGTGCCAACGCCACCGGTCCACACAAATGCCTTGGCGCGGTCAGTCGCGCCCGCCGTGTAGTTACTGTTGAGTAGCGTCACTGGCGTAGACTGCGACAGTGTCGAGCCGGTCGCGGTCAGGCCGTAGCCAGCGAGGGCCGAGGCTTGAGCCTGTGCCGTCGCGGCACCGTAGCGGAACACGCGCCACGAACCGGCTGCCGTGGTGTTGCTGGTAAGGTATATCTGCCACTGCTCGCCCTGCGCCATTGACAGGAGCGTTGCGCCCACGCTGTTCTTGACGGTGACGGTCTGCGGCCCAAGGTTGTTGAACAGAACCGTCTGGCCGGTGCCGGTCTGATCGGCGGGCGGCATGATGATTGAGAATGTGCCCGTCGGTGTCACGTCGATGATACGGGCGACGGGATACTCAGCCGTGCTGCTCTCAAGCGGCCACTCAAGGGTCGTGTCGGCGGTGAGCGCGAGTGGCAGGTAGGAGACGTCCGACGGGTAGATTGTCGTGCCGCCGAAGACCTGTGTAAACGTGTTGGACATTATGCGGCTAACCTTTCAACTTTTTTCAGGGAGTACATCACGCCTCCTTGCGCACGGCGGATCGGTCTAGGATTTTGGCGAGGTCTTCGCCGTTCAACATTGCCGCCGCGCGGTCGTACATGCTCTGCCAAACTGGGATGCGTTCGTCGTTCTTGAGGAACGGTGTCGCCTCAACCAGCGTGCCGTAAAGCAAGAGCTGCGGGGCGTATTCTGTGATCCAGTTCGTCTGCACAACATCGTCGAGTAGTGGCGGCAGCTCGTAGTATAGGATTTCGAATGGATACTCTGCGTCCGGTGTCGGCGCGAATAGCCAGTGGCTGTAGTCATAGTCGCTGTAGAAGAGGGGCATCTCCGTCTGCAAGGGGTCTGGCCAATAGGACCGCAGGTACTCATAGACGCGAGCGAATACGATTTTGCGGTTGCTGAACGTAGCGCCTGTGCCGATGTTGATCGACACCGTGTCGCGCCAGCGGTCGGGCTTGGGGTAGACAGACTGGCCCACAGCGAGCGTGCCAGTCACGACGTTGATGAAGCCCTCGACTTTCAGTTCGCGGGCGATGCGGCGCTCGGCGAGGTTGATCAGACGCGGTATCTGCTCAAAGACAATGGGGTCGGAGGCGAGCGTGTTGCCGCGCTCAAGGTAGCGCTGCACATCCTGCTTCAGTGTGGTAAATGTCATATTGGTGGCCATAACGCGCCCCTATACCAGTTTTTTACGTTTTACGCACCAGAAAACCCGCACCCATCATACGGCATCCAACATCTCAGGGCAAGCGTAGACCCGCATACCCTGACCGAACTTTTTATGGTACGTGATCGAACACACCTCCCTGTCCGAGAACCACGCGCCGCGAGAGGCATACGCGTCTCGTGCGGCCAGTGTCGGGTGCTGGAAAACCGTGAGGCCTGTTTGGCTCTCCTCCTTGGTGTGGTGGTAGTTCCCTGTGTGGCAGTAGCGCTTCTTCGTGCGGCCCCATATCTCGGCGAACATGGCGGGGATGATCTCGCGCATCGCGCCAAACTTCCTCAAGTGGCTGTGGTGGAAGGTCAGCATGACTTCGCCGAACTCATAGGCGTAATACGGCAGCGCGCTGTCGTCGACGGTGATGCGCGGCTCGTTCTCATACAGCGCCTTGAACATCGTGCGCAGCCACACAGACGACGCCATGTCGTGATTGCCCTCGGCGAGGATGATGTGGACCTTGGTGTGCTTGGCCAGCAGCATGTTGATGATGCGGCGCAGCACGCGCACGGCGACTTCGACCATCTTGGTAAAGCGCCCATCGGCGTCGAGGACGTGCCCACTGGTGGGTGTGACGGCGGACAGGCCGTCATAGTGCAGGAGGTCGCCTAGTTGGTTCAGGACGGCTGTCTCGCTGTCTGGTGAGGACTTGATGATCTGCTCGAAGCAGCCGACAATGACTGCCTCCGCAATGGTCAAGTCCCAGTCGGCCCCACCCTCGCGGTGCCATGCGAGCATACCGATGTGTGCGTCGGTCAGCGTGTAGAGCGTCAGCAAGTCGGCGTTGAACTGTTCTGGCGCAATGATTGGATCGAGGCGCGGCAAAGTGCTCGCCATTGCGTTCACGGCGGCAGCGAACATCTCCTGCTGCCGAGCCGCGTCGATAGACGCCTTGACCCACTGGCCTGTGGGCTTGCCTTCTTTGTCGTAGTAGGTCGACACACCCTTGGCGATGAAACCGTCGGGCACTGGTTTAGTCCAGTCATGCTCAGGCGAATAGCCCTTCTTTGCGGCCTTACGCTGTACATTTAGGTAGGTTTCGCTTGCCCCACCCATATTCATGTTGAGTTCGATAGAGGCCGCCTTGGCGCTGCCAAGACGGTCTATGGCCTCTAAGATTTCACGTTGCCGAGGCGTACAGTAATCGTACAGCTTCTCGTCTATTGTCAATGCTTTCGGCATTTACTTGCCTTTCGGGCAGTCCTGCTCACAGAGACAAACAAAGACACCGTTGTGCAGCTCTACTTCCGCTACCGTCTCAGGCGTGTCTTGCTTTGCGTCGTAGGATATGGGTTTTGCAATAGCGCAATAACTATTTACGGGAACGGTCGAAACGGTTGCGCAGCCGTTCAGTGCGCTCAGGGTCAGGGATGTTAACAGCAGTTTCGCTAAGTTCGATTTGCGCGTTAAT